CCTTCGCAGGCTAAACATTCTGTATCATCTGAATTAGACTCGTTATTTAGATAATCCATCATTTCTGTATACCCGCCTATATACTCTCCATTTAGATATATTTGAGGTACAGATTTTACTGCACGACCTGTAACTTCAGCGGCAGTTTTGTTAATCTGAATTAAATCAACATAGTCAAAGTTTATTCCTCTGCGAGTAAGTTCTTCCTTTGCTCTTTTGCAAAATCCACATGTAGGTGTTCCATATACAATATTTCTAAACTTTGAATCTCCCTCAACAATGGCTTTCATATCTAATTCTTTAATAACTTCTCTCTCTAATCTTTTTGCTACTTTATCAGCTTTACCTATCTTTTCTGACCTACAGTAATATAATGTTTTAAGACCTTCTTTCCATGCTTGAAAATGTATGGCATGAATATACGCTACGTTAGAAGTTGGTCTAAAAAATAAATTGAGACTTTGTGCTTGGTCTATGTATTTCTGCCTATCGGCGGCATGTTGTACAATCCATCTTTGGTCGATTTCCATTGAGGTCTTGAAAACTTCTTTAATTGAATCATCGAGGGATTGAACGTGTTGAACTGAACCATCATTTGCGATAATTGAACTCCATAACTCATTATATTCTTTATCATCATTTGTCACTTCCTTTATAATTTTATCTAAAAATTTATTTTTATTTAAGTGGGCGCCAGACAAAGTATCTTGTCTATATGCATTTGCTCTGTAAGGCTCTACGCTAGGAGATGTATTACCCATGATAATACTGCTACTGGCATTGGGTGCAATAGCCATAAGGTGAGAAAACCTTCGACCAGTACCAATAGCATCAGGAGCCTCTCCTCTAAGTTTTCCAAGTTCAAGATTTGCCTCATCTAAACTTCTCCTTATATGCCTGAATATTTCAACATTTATTGATCTTGCTTGTGTTGATTCCCATGACAAATTATTTTTTTGTAGATAAGCGTGATAACCAAGACTTCCTATTCCAATTGATCTTTCTTGTATTGCACTATATTTTGCTCTTGATACACTATCAGGAGCATTGTCTATAAAATACTGCAAAACATTATCTAACATTTCTGCTACATCTCTCAAGAATAATGGATTATCTTTCCATTCATCGTAGTATTCTAAATTTAAAGAAGATAAACAACATACTGCTGTTCTATTTTTATCCGTAGGTAAAATAATTTCTGAACAAAGATTTGATTGCTTTATGCTAAGACCTTTTTTCTTTTGAAACTCAGGCATCATTCTATTGCTTGTGTCTATGAAATGAAGATATGGTTCTCCAGTTTGCATACGAATCTCTAGAATTCTTTGCCATAATTCTTTAGCTGACACAATCTCTTTTACTGCACTTGTATTAGGATCTTTCAATTCCCAATCATCATTTGCATTTTCATCTAACATACACTTTTCAATGATATTCATAAACGAATCTGGTATGTTTATTCCATGATGCAAATTAAGAGTTCTCATATTAGGGTCGCCAGTTGGTTTACGCATCTCTAAAAATAACATAATGTCTGGGTGAGATATGTCTAGATATGTTGCATAAGAACCTCTTCTTGTTCTTCCTTGTCTGTATGCTAAACAGGCCGCATCATAAGTTCTTAAATGTGGCATAACTCCTGTAGATTTTTCATCTGCTGAACGAATACCTAAACCTATGCCTACTCCACCTCCTAACATTGATAACCAGTTTACTTCAGCTAAACATTCTATAAGTCCTTCTGCACTATCATGTAGATAAGGGAGAAAACAAGAAATAGGCAAGCCACGCTTACTACGCCCAAAAGATAAAATAGGTGTAGAATAAGATAACCAATGCCTACTGCTGTAATCATACAAACGCTGTGCATGATCGCCATCACTTCCAAAACTTTTTGAAACATAAGCAAACCTCTCTTGTGGTGATATTTCATCATCTCGCATATAAGATTCTGCTAATCTTTTCATTCCTAGTTCATCAAATAATTTATCTCTACTATAATCAATCTTAATTTCCATTTAAAACCCTTATTCTTTAACTAATGGGAAGACATTAGCAATCACTTCAGCACACGCTTTTGCTAATTCCATGTGTTCTTTTTGTGTTCCATTTCCACATCTAACATCTAAGTAATGCACCCATGACCTAATTGTTCCATTGACGTATAACCTTGATATTGTCAGGCCTTCAGGTAATACTGCTCTTGCTTGTTCCTTTGCTATGTTATTATCTATTGCCCACTTGTAGGCATCTCTCGCATGATTTAAAACTACTTCTTGTTTTAACTTCCACTTCATTTGTAAATTTATATCATTTATAGTTAAACTGTTTTGTCTATTCTTGGCGTCCTGAAGTCTGGCCTCTCTAAGTACAAAATCGAGTTCCTCAGTTGGGTCGGCATATCTTTGGCTAAATTCCTGAAAGCTAAAACTTCTGTGTCTGAGTAATTGTCTGGCAATGTCTCTTGTTGTTTCGATTTCAAGGCACGCTGAGACCATTTCAAGCGGCGACCAGTGTTTGTGTTTGATGAGGTATTTGATGAGTCTTTCAGATGTTTCGGTATTCGTTTGATTGGTGGGATTGCTGACCCTGGCACAAAACGCAATAAGTTCTGAAAGAAGTTTGGATTTGTCGAAATTGTATCTATCATTGTATTCCTCATGTGGTTGTGTATATGAAACTAATTTAACTTTCAACAATTACTCTCCCATCTTTGAAATTCTAACAAACCTCTAGGAGAAGAAAACGTGTTTTTATTTATTATATCAATAATTTCCTCTTTTGTTCTATTCTTCATAATCATTTCATTTATGTCTTTTTCTACAATAGATTTAGGCCAAATACATATTTTTATATTTCCTAAAAGTGACCATCTCATTTGACCTCGTATATTAGCATTTCTACGCTCATTATCGTAAATGAGAACTAACTTTTCTTTTGGTAAATGATTTATTGTACTTTTCAAATTTGCGTTTCCAACAGCAATAGAGTTATCTAAAAACATACTATCAAAACAGCCTTCAGTTACATAGATTGTTTCATCTTTGTTAATCTTATTCAAATTAAAAAGCATAGGAGAATTATCTTTAATTCTCACTACTATATATCTTAGTAGGAATTTCTCTCCTCTAATCGCTCTCGCAGTAACACCCACTAAATTTTCATTTTCATCATAAAAAGGAAACACTATTCTAGGCTCATTTGTATGAATCTTACCTTTGTAATCGTCAGATAACTGTGAAAGTTTAGAGGCATCATCTACAAAAAATAAAGAGTCAATCTTATCTTGAGGAATTTTTCTAAGTTTCAGATATACAATAGCTTCATGGTCTTCTGGTAGTTTAGACATCGGAAATAA